TGGCACATGTGGGGGATGGATTATGCTACATAAAAACGTCCGATGGGGAGGAATATCTCTATTACCGGCGCCAGACCGGACAGGAATTCTGGCGGGCGCTCCTCTTCTGGTAAGGAGATACTATGAAAAAGCTCCCAGGTTATCCCCTCCCCATGCGGGAGGGGATGGAGGAGAGGCTGGAGAATAAAGTAGGGACAGGTGTCTCACCTGTCAAAGAGGGGGAAGGATACGTATGTCTTACTGCGTTCAGGGTGATCTGCTGGAGCAGATCGCGGAAAGCGAGCTGATCGAATTAACCGATGATGCCGGAAGCGGCTCCATCGACGCCTCCGTCGTATCAAGGGCAATCGCCGACGCCGACGCGGAGATAGATTCTTATTGCGGCACCCGGTACACGCTTCCCTTTTCACCGGTGCCGGTGATGATCCGGAAGTTGTCTGTGGATATCGCCATCTACAATCTTTATACCCGGCGCTCTACCCTGAAGATGCCGGAAGAAAGGCAGAAGCGGTACGACAATGCCGTCCGTTTCCTGAGGGACGTGGCGAAAGGATTGATTACCCTGGGCGCGGATGCCCCGGCGGAACCGGATGACGGACTGCCCCAGGCAACAAAAACGAAAGACGACCGTGTCTTCACGATGGGGAAGAAATCGGACAGCTCGACGGGCACATTGGATAACTACTGATGAGTTACACCATCGAACAGATCGAGGACGCCATCATCGCCAAACTTGCGCCTCTCAAAGTCGGATATGAAACAAAGGAGGGAGATCCGGCGATATACGCGACGGTGCGGACGATCAAGAGCTATCAGGGGGAACTGGATACCGAGGAAGAGATCAGCCGGGCTACGCGGATGTTCCCGTCCATCCTGGCGGTGTACGGCGGTTCGGAATATGAGGAACACGGCTCCCGTAAAGTTGAAATAATGAGATTTATTCTCTTCGTCTGTGACAAGAGTCTCCGGACCGAAGAGGAAGCCCGGCGGGGCGGCAGCCAGAACCCCGGGACCTACGCCATGCTGAACGGCGCCCGCGATCTCCTCTATGGCAGCCGTCTCGACAAGGAAATATATCCGTTGAAGCTGCTCCGCGAAGCCGCCGTCTGGCTTGGTAAGGGCATATCCGTATACAGCGCCGAATACGAAACGGCCCAGGCGCACTTGTATGTGGGCGATTAAACGCAACAGACGCGAAAGAAGGAGGATAAAATGGAAGACAAACACCACACCGGCGAGACCCGGTACTTTGACCCTTCCGGCAAGGAATTGACGGAAGAGGAATATAAAAAACTGATGAAAAAATCCGGGGCACGTCCCCAGGAAAAGGAGGTAAGCGCCAATGATAAAGGCCCGAACACAACTGGCGGCAAAGATTGAAGCCCAGGAAGGGACGGCGGAGACCCTGGCCGGTGCTGATGTCCTGCTGGTCATGAATCCAAGATTTAACCCCAGTACCTTGGTGTCTGAGAGAGATAACGTCAGCTCATCGCTCTCGCCCTGGGCTGGCGTTCCCGGTCTGCGTTCCGCCGTGATGGAGTTCGATGTAGAGCTTAAAGGCTCCGGCGCGGCCGGCACGGCACCGGCACTGGGAAAACTACTTAAGGCTTGCGGGTTCGGCGAGACGATCGTAGCGAGCGTGTCCGTCACGTATCTGCCCGCGTCGGCAAACATCATCTCAATGACCCTTGCCCTTTACATGGACGGCGTCATCAAAAAGATGTGGGGCGCCAGGGGTAACGTCAGCCTGAGGCTGGAACACGGCAAACCGGGGATCCTGCATTTTGTATTCACAGGCGTGGACTATTCCGTCACCGACGGGGCGATGCTGTCATCCGGCGTTTCCTATGAATCGACCGTCCCGGTAGCATTCCAGAACGCATCGCTCACCATTGATTCCTATGCGGCGATCCTGGGCCTGATGGAATTCAAAATGAATAACGCAGTCGCCTTAAGACCGGATGCGAACGCATCAAGCGGCCATAAGAGCGCCGTCATCACGAAGCGGAAGCCGGTGCTCTCCATAGACCCGGAATTCGTTACCGTGGCAACCTACGACTTCTACGGGAAGTGGAGAAGCGGCAGTCAGGGAGCCCTTACGACAGCTCTCGCCGGCTCGGCAGGCAACATCTGCACAATTACCGCCCCGAAAGTGCAGTATATGGAGATCGATGAAGAAGACAAGAGCGGCATCAATTCCCTGGGGATCGACTGCCAGCTCAACCGCAACTCCGGCGACGATGAGCTGTCTATCGCGTTCACGTAATGCCTGAGGACAGGCGTCCCGCCTGCCATGAGGAGATACGACAATGGAAGAGAGAAAATACGAGATCGGCGGGAAGACGTTCATCCAGCGCCCCCTCGTCCTGGGGCAGTGGCGGCAGTTGAAGGAATTGATGAGGTCGGTGGTCTTACCCGTGAATCTGGATCCCGGGGCCCTCATCACGGCCTTCGGCAGCCACTTTTTCACCGCCCTGGCCATCGTACTCATCGAGGAAGGAAAAACGGCGAAAGATAAGGATCTGAATGCCCTGGCCGCTGAAATCGAATTCGGCATCCTGCCGGAGACGGCCCTCCAGGTGATGTCCGATTTTTTCGATTTGAACCCGATCCCTTCGATATTGAGAAATCTCACGGAGATGACCGATCAGCTCACGAGAAAGATACTGGAGAAGATGAAGGAGATTGGGTCGATGAGCTCTGCGTCCTCCTCTCCGGAGGGGACATCACCAGAAAAGACTGGATACTCTGGAACGTCACACTGAGAGAGGCGCAGTCGTGGGCGAGGCACGTCCTGAAGCTGCGATACCAATGGATGGAGATCGTTGCCGCCGCCCTGGGGATGGAGTCGAAAAAGGGAATAAGGGAAAAGAAGCAATGCAGCGACGCGCAGATATGCAGCATGTGCCGGAAGAGGTGTGCGGCCCGCGTCATAACGGTGCACTGAGGAAATATGCCGGAGAATAAATTACAGCTCATCATCGAGGCATATAACAAGTCGAAGGATGCCTTCGCCGAACTGGAGAAGGCCATCAAGGATGTGGAGACGTCCACGGCGCGGACATCACGGGCCAGCACCGGACTGCTTGCCAGAATGAAGGAAAACTGGATGGCACTGTCCGCCGCCGCCGTTGCCGCATGGATGGCAATCCAGAAGGCCATGCAGTACGTCGAGCTGGGCGCACGGGCGCTGCAAGCCGAGACGGCATACAGGAGAACAACGGAGTCTCTGAAGGTCAACGCGGACGAGATGGTGGAGGCCATGAAAAAGGCCTCATCTGCCACCATCGATGAATCCCACCTCATGCAGAAGGCCATCAAGGCGATGGCCCAGGATGTGGATCCTGAAAAAATACCTGCGCTCTTCGAGGCGGCACGGGTGGGAGCGGTCAAGGCCGGGGAAGATATCGGAGCCGTCGCAGATGTCCTCATCGACTCCGTCGCCAATGAATTGCCCCGGATGCTCCGTAAGTTCGGCCTCATATCAAAAGAGGAGATGAACCTCTTCAACAAGGCCATTGCCGCCGGTGCAGAAAACCTGAATCTCTTGGACATGGTCCTGGCGAATGCGCAGATCCAGGCGGCCAAGATGGGCGTCGAGACCTACAACGCTGCCATCGCCGTCCAACAGTTCAAGGCCCAGACGGAAGAGCTGAAGGAATCTGTCGGTAAGGGATTGATCGAAGGTCTTCAGAAACTTATGGGGGGCCTCCAGGGCATCGCCGGAGTCGCCCTGGGTGCCGCTGCAGGGATTTTCGGATTATTGCAGGGGATGGCGGAGGCACACGCCAAGATCGCACCGGAGCATCGGGTGGCAGGGATAAAGGAAGCTGCTGAGTACTGGCGCATCCAGAAAGAAGCCGCCATCGCCGCATCAGACGAGCTTTATAAGCGCTCTTTACAGAATATATATGGCGAGGGGCTCCCCGGCCAGGTGAAAACCCAGGCGGAGCTGGATAAGGCACGAGCGAAAGCGGAGGCGGAAAAAACCAGGATACTGGAGGAATGGAAAAAAGCAGCAAAGGCGAAAGAGGAGGCCGCAAAAGCAAAAGAGTGGGAAACGGCGAGGCGCGGGCTGCTGGCGGATATCTCCGGCGCCGGGCTGGATGAATTCGAAAAAAAACTGATCGACATCGACAAGAAGGCGGAAGATCTCCGGGCAAAGTTCGGAAAGAAAAAAGAGATAGAGACCTGGGCCGAAGCGATGAAGGGGGAGATTTCCACGGAACAGGCCCGGAAGGATTTTGAGGAATGGCTCAAAATCGAGAAAGGACATGAAGAGTGGCGGAAGAAGGTGGCATCTGACACGAAAGCCGCCCGGGAAGGCGAGATCAATGACCGCCTGGCAGCCTTAGATCTGGCCGAAAAGGAAGGCACCTTCCATCGGGATACCATTGAAGAGCGGATCGCCCTGATGGAAGAGTCACGAGATATCCAGGAAGACTACCTGGCCACCCTGGACAAACAGAAAGATCCTGCCTCCTGGTACGCCCAGCTCAGCGCGATTAATGCGACGAAATCAAAACTGGCGGAGCTGCGGGGGGAACTGCATCCTGTATTTACCAGTCTGAACAAATACGCCGAGGAAGCGACGGACGTCTGGAAGCAGGTGGGTACTGCCGTGACCGGCGTGTTCAGCAAAATGGAAGACGCCCTCACGGAATTCGTCATGTCGGGAAAGTTTAAGTTTGAGGATTTTGCGAACGCCGTCATCAGGGATCTTGTCCGCATCGCCGTCCGAGCGCAGATTACGGGCCCAATTGCCGGATTTTTTTCCGGGCTTTTCGGCGGCGGTGAGACCGGCCGGTATACTTCACCTGAGCTGGCAACGGGCAGCACCGCGGGATACGAGATCGGGATAATTCCGGGCAGCCATAGAGGCGGCATGGGAAATGAGCCTACGTTTTACCGGATCGTTCCCAATCCCGGCCTTTTGCAGCGATACCACCGCGGCCTCGGTCCCGGAGAACGGTACAGCATCACCACGGATGAAGAGATGATCCTCACTCCCGGCCAGCAGAAGAGAGTCGCGGAACTGCTGCAGTCCGGCGGCGGAGGAAAATCCGGCGGGGACACATATAATATAGTCAACCTCAGCATGCCCATCACTGCGATGGACAGCCGCAGCGTCTCGCAGCATCTGGCTCAGCATAAGAATCAAATTGTCGGCATGCTACAGGAGGCGTTTAACAAACTCGGGAAGAAAGGGCCCCTGGGACAATGAGCGGCACATTTCCATCAACACCCGGATTCTCCGATATGAAATTTACGAGCGTGCAGCCGACGCTTATTTCTCTGTCTCACAGCCTGGTCAGACAGGCACGCTCACGGGGCGGCGCACAGCGGTGGCTGATCGAGGCAACGTATCCGCCAAATTTGAGACGTGACGAGCTGGCTCCCATTTATGCCTTCGCCGTGAAACAGCGCGGCCAGTATGAAATCTTTACCCTGATCCCCCCGGCGTTGTGGTCCACAGCCAGGGGAGTCGCCACCGGGACGCCCAAAGTCAACGGCGCCAGCCAGACCGGACGCACCGTCAACACCAAGGGCTGGACGCCGAATATATCGGGGATCCTCCTGGCGGGGGATTTCCTTAAATTCAACGGCCACGCGAAGGTGTATATGGTCACGGAAAATGCGAATTCCGACGGATCCGGCAATGCTTCGATTATTATTGAGCCGGCACTTCTCACATCGCCCGCAAATGATGAAGTCATCATTGTTGCAGACGTACCGTTCAGTGTGGCCTTTGCCTCGGACGTACAAGAATTCGGCCTCAAACCCGCCTTTTTGCACGAATTCAAGGTATCTTTTGTGGAGGTCTTCTGATGGCCGACCGGGGCGCGACAGCAGCCGTCATCACCGAGCTGGGCAAGTCGAAAAATCAGCCGTTTCATCTGGTGGATGTACTTTTTGATTCAAGTCCACTCTACCTCACCGATGCCTGGACGAACATTATATGGAACGGCAAGACCTACACCGCCCTGGGGCACTTCCTGGGTTTTTCCGACATCGAGGAGACGAGCGAGCTGCAGGTGGCCAGCCTGACGGCACAGTTATCCGGCGTGGATCAGTCCGTCATCTCCGATGTCCTGGCGGAGAATTACATCGACAGGCCACTCCTGATACACAAAGGGTTCTTGGATGACAACATGGCCGTCATCGCCGACCCGATACTGATCTTTGAGGGACGCATGGACAGCCCTATCATTGAGGAAAATCCCGACGACGGGACATGTACGGTAGCGGTAACGGCAACGAACGCCTGGGTGGATTTCGAGCGGAAATCCGGCAGGCACACGAACCACGAGGAACAACAGATATTTTTCCCCGGCGACATGGGTTTTGAATTCGCCAGCGAGATCGTGAAGGACATCACCTGGGGAAGGAAATAAACGATGCATATCACGCACGAAATAAATCTCATGCACTTCATCGAGAAGAACCTGGGCCGCGCCTTTGCCTGGGGAGAGTGTGACTGTGTCACCTTTGCCCTGGAAGTGACGGATGCCGTCTACGGCACAGCCCTGGCGGAAAAGATCAAGGGCAGATACAAAACGGAACGCGGGGCGATCCGCTTCCGCCGCCGGTCCCGCTGGGGCAATTTCATCACTCTGCTCAAGGAGGCAAACTTTATCGAAATACCAAAAGGATTTGAGCAGACCGGGGATATTCTCGTTGTGGAGGAGGCGGGGAAGCTGGAAATGGTGCATGTCTCTCTCGGGCATAGGGCGTTATCATCACATCCGGAAACGGGCGTACTCATATTTCCGATGACCCACATGCAAGGGATACCCTATACTGTCTGGAGGTATACGTGTCGTCAAGAGTGATTGTACAGGTCGCCACAGTTGCCGCCGCCATTGTCGCAACCGTGTTACTTCCCGAAGGCGCACCTGTGTGGTTGAAGATAACGGCCGCCGTGGTTGCCTCCACGGCCGTCAACATGGCCGGCACCGAACTGTTAGGACTGAATAAGTACGACGAAACTCCACGGCTTGACCTGACTAACTACGAAAAAGGCATACTGCTCAATCAGTCGAGCAACAACGCCCCCATTCCCGTCATCTACGGCAGCCGCCGCGTCGGGGGAACCCGCGTCTTCATGGAGGCCACCGGTGCTTCGAACGAATATCTCCATATCGTCCTTGTCCTCTGTGAGGGACCGATCTCCGCCATCAATACGGTATATCTCAACGACGTAACTTCGACGGACGCCCGCTTTTCCGGCCTTGTGAGCGTATACAAGCATCTGGGAGAGGACGATCAAAACGCCGATGAAAATCTGATAGCCGCCTGCCCGTCATCCTGGACGGTGAATCACAGGCTCCGGGGAGTGGCGTATCTCTACGTATGCCTGAAATGGGATCGTGACGCCTTCTCCGGAGGACTCCCCACGATAACCGCCGACATCGACGGCAAGCTGGTCTACGATACCAGAGATGAAACGATAAAATTCTCCCGCAATCCGGCTCTCTGCACCCGGGATTATATTACCAATACCCGCTACGGCCGGGGGATCCCCACGGCAATGGTCCCCAATGCCTATATCAGCGCCGCCGCAAACTACTGCGAGGAAGATGTTACGGTGGGAGGAGTGGTGCAGGACCGCTATACCTGCGACGGAGTCGTGAACGTCGACGACAGCGCCCTTTCAAACACGCAGAAACTACTTTCCTCGTGCAGAGGGATGCTGGTCTTCTCCGCCGGGCAGTATCAGTTGATCATCGACAAGCCGGAAAGCGCCACGTTCGATTTTAATGAAGATAATATCACTGGATCCTGGACATTCTCTCTGGGGACGAAGAAAAACATGTTCAATCGCATCCGGGCGAATTTCTACAACCCGGACAGGTCGTGGCAGCCGGACATCGCCCCCGCGGACTCGCCCGAACTGCGCGCCCTGGATAACGGCCTGGTCCTGGAAACGAAGATCGACCTCCCCTTTACAGCGAACATCAACACGGCAAAGCAGATTGCGACGATCAACCTCAAACAATCCCGCCAGCAGATCGCCTGCCAGTTCTCGGCATTCATTGAGGGCCTGCGGTGCGAAGTCGGCAACGTCGCCACCATCACCCACAGCACGCCGGGATGGTCGGGAAAGAAATTCCGCATCTTCAACATGACACTGAAAAACAACGACGAGGTGACCGTCACCGCCAGGGAATACGCCGACTCGGGCTACGATTTCGGGACCATCGAAGCGTCAGACACGGCGCCGAACACGAACCTTCCGGATGTGACGTCCGCCATGCCCCCGACCGATATCGCCATCAAGGAAGAGATATATTTTGATGCGTCGGGGAATAACATTTTGAGCAGAATCGATATCTCCTGGCAGTCGCCGAAGGATGCCTTCGCGCATGAATACGAGGTCGAATACAAACTGTCATCCGATTCTGCCTGGATCCGCGCGGCGAACACGAAGACGACGGCGATGAAGATCCTCGCCCTGGAGCCGGGCTTATATGATTTTCGGGTTCGTTCACTAAATACTATGTTAGTTGCATCTGAGTGGCATGCGATACAGAAGTATGTTTTCGGGAAAACCGCGCCGCCGAGCGACATCACGCAGATCTGGGCGGAGGCGGCCCAGGGCGGGTTGAAACTCACCTGGACGCCGGTGACGGACATCGACCTGTCACACTATAAAGTCCGGTGGACGAGCGATCTTGCCAGCGGAGCATGGGCGAACTCCCTGGACGTCGGTATTTCCAAGACAACAACCATTTCCATTCCCGCCGCCAGGAGCGGGCGGTACCTGGTGAAAGCGGTGGATACGACCGGCCATGAAAGCGTCAATGCCGTCACAGTGGATACGACGATCCCGACCATCCTGGCCTGGAACGTCCAGGAGGAGCAGGTACAGGAGCCGTCCTGGCCGGGAACGAAAACGAATACGGTGGTTGCCGAAGGCAAATTGGTCATGGATTCCAGCGTTTCCTTCGATGATATCGCAGATTTCGACGCCGTGACCGAATTGGATTATCAGGACGCTGTTGTTTCATCGGGGACATATGAAACCGAAGCCATCGACCTGGGGAGCGTCCAGACGGCCCGGTGCTCCATAGAGCTGACGTTCATGGTGAAAAGACTGGACGACGACTTCGATTCCATTTCGGACATAGACGCGGTCACGAACTGGGATGGAGCGGATAATACCAATGCCGGCGCGATCCCGCAGATAGCTCTTTCCCAGGACGGGAGCGCCTGGGGCGACTGGCAGAATTTCATTGCCGGGGATTATACGGCCCGGGCGTTCAAAGCGCGGCTATGTTGTTATTCTCTGGACAATCGAAGCTATGTGGAAATCAGTAATGCGTTATTCATCGTGGATATGCCGGACCGCGAGGAGGCCGCTGCGGATGTGGTCTGCCCGGTGACGGGCCTCTCAATTTCTTTCACCGCACCCTTTATGGCTGTTCCCAGGATCGGCATCACCGCCCAGGGGCTTCAGACGGGTGATTATTATGAACTGTCAAACAAAACGGTGAACGGCTTCGACATCATATTCAAAAACTCCGGAGGCTCCGGCGTGCAGCGCACATTAGACTGGGTGGCCAGGGGATATTAAAATGCAACAGACGCAATAGGAGGAATAGAAAATGTCACAACACGACCTTGAAATCACAAATGCCGACGCCAACAGCGGCATCACCTTCCGGGCGGCGGTTAATGCGGCATTACAGGCGCTTGGTTCTTTACAGTCAGGGGCGTCTGCCCCATCGACAACGTATGCCTATATGCTCTGGGCGGATACGGCTACCGGTCTCCTAAAAATCCGCAACGCCGCGAACAATGCCTGGATCACTATCGGAACGCTGGCGGACGATTATTTAGGGCTGGTCTCTAAATATCTTTTCGATGCGAACACCATCCTGGCTGCTAACACCGACAACACCCCTGCTGCCGTCACGATTGACGAACAAAGAATTGTGGGCCGCAAGACAGGGGGGAATATTGCCGCCCTTACGGGAGCTGAGGTGGCGGGCATTATTTCACAGCCAGTATTCGGGTTGATAAATTTCGGCCTTGCTGCCTCTGTCGGCTCAAAAGCATTGACAGTGGCCTTAAAAGGGGCGGATGGGAATAACCCCTCGTCATCGAATCCCGTTATAATAATCTTCCGAAATGCAACGATCGCCACGGGAACGCCAGTCACACGCACAGTCACCGGTGCGCTTTCCGTCGTTTTGTCTTCGGGATCAAATTTGGGGTTTACGGCAGGTGAGGCCGGGCGCCTCTATGTATGGGCTATCGATAATGCCGGAACGATTGAACTTGCTTTATCTCGTACCGCCGATATTTTCCCGGAAGGCAATCTTGTTTCCACCACCGCAGAAGGCGGCGCGGGGGGCGCAGATTCAGCAACGACGATGTATTCCACAACCGCCCGTTCCAATGTCGCCTGTCGGTGTATCGGATATATTGAGATTACCACCGGAGCGGTCGCTGGGGAATGGGACAATGCTCCGACGAAAGTACAGGTCATGGGGCCTGGGGTAAAGAGGACTGGAGATATTGTGGGGACAGTGGAGGCATCGGTAACCTCTTATGCTACTGGGACGACCTTAATGGTGTGGGATGATACTGTACCACAAAA